ACGAAATCGACGCGCGTGCCGTGATAGACGCGCCCGCCGCCCTCGCACGGATTGACCGTGATGCGGCCGCGGTCCTTCGCCCAATTGAGCACGAGTTTCAAAACCTGCCATGCATAGTCGGCTTGCCGCTTCGAGGTGAGCGCGAGCTCGTCGCGCCATTCGAGAAAGACGCCGCGCGTGCGCGGATCGGAGAGCGCCTTGAGCGGCGCGTCCCCGAATCGCTGTTCGATCTTGGCAATCTGCTTGACGTAATCGCTGCGCGTGCGGTCGCGCAGGCTGAGAAAGTCCTGGCTCCTTTGGTAGCCCTGCAACAGCGCCAGCAAACGGCCCGCGGGCGGCGCCACCTTGGTCGTGATCGCGGCGTTGTAGCTGGCGATGAATTCGGGCGAGCCGTATTCGCCGACGAGTCGCGGTCCGTTCTTCCATGCGTACCAGTAAGTTTTCTTGCTGCCGTCCGCTAGCCTGGCGGTGGTCCAGTGCAATCCCTTGGCGGCGATGCGCATCAATGTCCTTTCTGCTTGCTCAACCAGCTCTCGACTTCATCGTCCGCCGTCGCGTTCGTCGGCTTGTTGAAATCAAGCCTAGTGCCGTCCGGCAGCGTGACGGCGGTCACAGCCTTGCCGGTGGCCTTCTCGGCCCGCTCGATCATTTTGCTGATATTGGGCGCGCGAGGTTTGCGCGGCCTGGGCGGTTCGGCCGGCTCGTGATCGCTGGCGAGCGCCGCAAACAAACCACTCCGCGGCCGGGCGCCCGTATTATGGGCGCCTGGTGATGGTGGTCAAATCGTTTGTTGCTTGGCGGGCGAGGGTTTCAGCCTAACGATACTTGCTCGCGCCGTTGGCGCGGCCCAAATCCGGCGGGTCCCAATATTGCCGCTGCACGTGCATGATCACGCGGTGAAGCAAGCCGTCGCCGATCACCCGTTCGCTGGCGAGCGTGCGCGCAACGTCGGCAAGGAACGCGGAGCGCTTCTCGACTGGTAATGGATGGGCCGCGGCGAGGACGGCGTCGAGTTGGATGTCAGTCAGGGAAACAGGGCAAAGGCCGCTGTTGTCTGGCATGTGGCGAGCTCCGTCGGGATGTGGCAGGATGCGCTCGCACAAGATTCTCCTCTGCTTGCCCCGCCTTCGTTTCTAGGTACGAGGGCGGGTTTTTTTGACGAATCCGCGCCGACGATACCACCCCGAAAATTTTCCGCTACGTGTCGCCTCCGAGCGGGCGGGCCTGTGCCATGCTGGCCCGCAGGCAAATGGTTGAGGCTCGAATAACGTGGCGGCTATATCTGAGATCCACAACGTCTGGCGCGATCGCTTGCAGCCCGCGTCGTTTCGCGGTCGGGTCTTTCACGTCGAGACCAGCGGACGCAAAAGCGGCCGCCGCACCGTCATCCATCAATATCCGAAGCGCAACGTTCCCTACGCCGAAGACATGGGGCGCGACGCAATCCGCTGGAGCTTCACCGCCTATCTGATCCACGGCGATCATGGGCTCGGCAATGTGATTGCCAATGTCAACGCGCTCATTCGCGCGCTCGAGGATGATGACGCCGGCATGTTGGTCCATCCGACACTCGGCTCCATGCTCTGCATGTGCGATAGCTACAGCTACAGCGACCAGCGCCAGCGCGGCGGATATTTCGAATTCGACATGGGCTTTGTCGAGGCCGGCTCGCCGGCGCTCGTCGGCATGACCGATGCGACCGCGGCTTTGAACAACGCTGCGACCAATGCCGAGAACGCCGCGGTGAACTCGATCAATTCAGCACTTGGCGGGGAAGCTACTTTTGCGGAGCCGCCGGTCGTTTCAGATATCACGGTGACACCGAGCTAGACGATGGCAGGCGCGGGAAGGTTCAAGGCCGAAGAAGTCGCAATTATTTCCGTCAATGGAAGGTACTACCGCGATTGGGAATCCGTGATCGTGCATCTGGCCGAGGGCGAGTCGAATAATTCATTTCGCTTTTCGTGCTCCGAAGGCAAGCCGCTGGCGAAAAACTGGGCCGAGATTCGGATTCGTCCGGGTGACCATTGCACCGTGAAGCTCGCCGGCGAGCTCATCATCTCCGGCTATGTCGAACAGCGCCAGGTTGCCTATGCGGCGGAGCAACACGGCATCGAAATTGTCGGCCACAGCTACACCAAGGCGGTCGCCGATGGCTCGGCAGGTCATAAAACCGGAGAATTCCGCAACAAGCCGTTTCAGCAAATTGCCGACGAGGTGCTCAAACCGTTCGGCATCAAATTCATCCCGCTGACAGCCATTTCGCAGAAGCCGTTCGATCGCGCGAATATCCCACCGGGCGAGACTGCCTGGCGTTTTCTCGAGACGCTCGCGCGCAGTCGCGGGATCATTCTCGGCACGGATGTCCAGGGGAACATGACCGGGCGGACGGGATCTATCGGCGGCGGCGGTGGCGATTCGCTGATCGAAGGCGTGAACATTCTCGAAGGCCGCGAGGTCATGTCGGTCGATCAGGGGACCGGGCCAAATTTTGCCTATAGTCAACAGAATGCGGATAACAACAAATGGGGCGCCAAGGTCACGCACGACGCGAATGCCAATTCGACCGCGCAAGTGATGCCGACAGGCAAGGGCGTGCATGCGCAGAATGTCGTTCTTGCCGAACATCCGGGTGATAAGCAGGACACGCAAACGCGCGCCGATTTCGAATCCAAGCAGCGCGGCACCGAAAATTTGCAAGTCACCATCGTCGTGCAGGGCTGGCTCAAACCGAGCGGCGGTCTGTGGAAGCCAGGGGCGAAGGCACACGTCAAATCGCCGATGCTGATCCTCGATGAGGACCTCGACATCAAAACGGTGACATTCAGCCAGGACAGCCGATCCGGCTCGCGCACGACGCTCGAGCTGGTGCGCGACATGGGGCCGGGCCGCGATTTTTCGAGCACGAACACCGGATCGCCTCCGGGAGAGACGACCGGCAGCCCCACAACCCCGTCGCAAGATCCGAGCGGCGCCCCGAGCAATTTGCCGTCGGTGATATGATCGAGGATTGCCCAATGAACGCACCACAGCCCCACCCGCCACAGCCGCGCGGAATCCCATTGGTGCCCTCGGTTGAGGTCGCCACCGAGCGCACGATGGCCAGCCTGGCGCGGGCTTGTGTCTGCATCAGTCGCGGCGTGTACGAGCCCGGCCTCCCGGCGCTAGAGGCATTTGTGCATAAGCGGGGATGGCAGGGCGATCGCACGAACGCGATCCTCACGCGCGCCGCAACGTCGCCGGCGCAGACGACGCAGACCGGATGGGCGAAGGAATTGGCCGAGGTCAGTGTCGCTTTCCTGCGCTCGCTGACCCCAATGTCCGCCGCGGCGCAATTGCTCGAGCAATGCGTCGCCCTGTCGTTCGGTACGTCCGCCTCCATTCACCTCCCCGTCATCTCGGCAGGCTCCGCGTCGTTTGTCTCCGAAGGCCAGCCGATTCGCGTCGGCAAGCTACCGACGGGGCCAGGGCCAAGCATGGAGCCCTGCAAGTTTGCCACCATCGTCGAGCTCACGCGCGAGATGCTCAACTCGTCCAACGCCGAAGCGATCATGCGCCAAGCGCTCATCGATGCCGCTGCGGCCAGCCTCGACGCCGCGCTGTTCTCAAACACCGCCGCCGTGGCCGGCCTGCACCCGCCGGGCATCCTTGTGGGCGCGACGACGGTCACGGCCTCGACCGATACAAACAAGACCTCCGCGATGGACGACGACCTGTCCGCCCTCGTCCAGGCGATCGCGGCCTACGCCGGCAATGGCTCGATCGCGTTTGTCGCCGCGCCGGCGCAGGCAACGCGGATCCTGCTGCGGGCCGAGAAGTCGCCGGGGCCTGTGCTGATGTCGAGCGCCTTGTCTGCAAAGACCGTCATCGCGATCGCGACGAATGCGCTCGTTGGCGCCATGGAGCCGACCGAAATCGACGTGACCCGCTCGGCGACCTTCCACGAAGAGGATACGAGCCCGCAGCCGATCGTCGGCGCCGGCGGACAGGCAGCCGCGCCGGCGCGGTCGCTCTTCCAGACCGATTGCGTTGCGTTGAGGCTGCGCCTGCCTTGCTCCTGGATCACGCGCGCGAACGGGGCGGTCGCGATCGTTTCCAATACGGTTTGGTGAGCGCCATGGCCATGACCGACGAGGAGCGCCAAGCCGCCGTCGCCGAAATCGAGGCGACGATCGAGCGCTTGCGGGATTTCAAGCCGCGATCGCACGAGGAAACGATCCTCCGCACGTTGGAAGAAGAACAGCGCGCGCGTCCGGCCGCGCCGGCACCGGTGCGCAAAGAAGCGCCGAACACGGGCTTGGTCTACAAAACGCGCGAGGTCGTCGAGACCGCGTCAGCCGCAGCCAGTGACGAACCGTGGTGGCAGTGGGTCGATAAGCGA